CTCTAAAAATAATCCTTTTGCAGATGCAGGATCAGGATACCTAGACTTCAGTTCTTGAAGTCGTTTGTAGAGAGCATAACCATCATCTTGTAGGGTCTTCCAAAAATTGACCAATGGTTCATACAGATCATTGACCCAGATATCGAGATGTGGATACTTCTTTGTGATGTGAATCGCTACTGACCCTCCACCCAGGAAAGGTTCACGATACTCTTTGTAGTCACGCAAATCAGGGATATAAGGATCCATCTTCGTACATGCACGACTTTTACCGCCAGGATAACGAAGAGGAGTTTTCAAAGACTTCATAGAAAATTAGGTCCCTCACTTTTATGGAGAAGCACTCCATCAACTTTATCCATCAGATCCAGAATACTTCCATGCATGAGACGGTATCCATATCCAACATAAATTTGACCAAAGAATACTGTAAGCGCCATAAACGCCCAGAAGTAATAATAAAATTTTGATTTGATTTGATGTTGCTTTTTCCAGTTAGGATTTTTAGTCATAATTAAAGCACCAATTTTTTACTAGGAGTTTTTAGAACAGAAAACATTTCCTGATATTGATTTTCAATTTCTTCTTGAGTCTCAGACATGTAGACAATGTATTTCTTAGTAACCTCCAGTGATTCACCCTTTCCTTTCAAGAGAGGGGACCAGGGCGCAAATCCCATCTGACCATTGCCAGTAGGGACAGCAACAATGGGATTACAGATAACAATAGAGTCATCTTTTTCTTCAATCAAGTCTGCAACGACATCTTCGCCAGACCACATACGAATCAATTTTACGTTCATTTGAATTCACACTCCACCATAATTTCAGTTAGACAAGCAAGCATATTTATTTCTTGATCTGCAACGAATGCCATTTGATACTGATACTTAGCAATAACAAGCACAGCAGCAGGGACAGTAGCGTTTGTAAGGGATGTATAAAGAGCATCGTAAATACGACGAAGAAGTACCCCAGAATCATTATCCAGATTATCAACGACCCACTTACGGACCTGAGAGAAATCTTTGTCTTTGAGATTTTTAACCAAGTCATTTACTTTTACATCACCAAAACTTGCAAGAATACCACCATCAATCGTGCCACCGGAAGAATACCTTTGACACTCATTGAGAACACGACGCCAATCTGGGAAGTGTTTGTTGATGAGTTCTACCAGGACCTTGTTATCATATTCAATACCTTCCGTATCCAAGATGGTTCGGATTCTATTGAAGAATGATGCGGCAATTCCTTGACGTTCTTTTCCTTTGATTCCAAACTCAACGACGGCACATCTGGAGTGGAGGGGCTCAATAATTTTGTTTTTGTAGTTACAGGTGAAGATAAACCTGCAATTGCCACTAAACTCCTCAGTAAACGCCCGTAAGAGGAGTTGTACGTCGTTCGTTGTGTTATCTGCTTCATCAATGATGATGACTTTGTGTCTACCAGTTGCTTGAAGCGAGACGGTCGAAGCGAAGTTTTTCGCATTGTTTCTGACAGTATCGAGGAAACGTCCCTCATCGGATCCATTGATGACATAATAGTCAACTCCCAGTTCGTTACATAGTGCTTTTGCTACGGTTGTCTTACCACATCCTGCAGGACCTGCAAGAAGAAGATTAGGAACCTCTCCTTTATCTAGGAAGTCAAGAAACGTTTTTTTAATGTTGTCAGGAAGTATACACTCTTCAATTTTCTTGGGTCGATATTTTTCAACCCAAAGGAACTCATCACGCATAATTTAGATACCAATCAATGGTTTTTTTCAATCCCTCTTCAAATGAATGTTGAGGGGAGAATGCAACTGTGCTTTTAATTTTAGCATTGTCAATTGCATATCGCAAGTCATGACCAGGACGATCATCAACGTATTCAATTAGATCTTCACTTGCTCCCATCAGTTTGATAATAGTTTTGACAAGTTCAATGTTTTTGACTTCACACTCTCCACCAACATTATATTTTGACCCAACCTGTCCACCGAAGTAAACATCCAAGATTGCTCTACAATGGTCCTCAACATAAATCCAGTCACGAATATTTTCTCCTTTACCATAAACAGGGATTTTTTTACCTTGTTTGATATTAGAGATAGTTTTGGGGATCAGTTTTTCAACATGTTGTCTAGGTCCGTAATTGTTTGAGCAATTAGTAATAACCGTAGGCAAACCATATGTATTGTGATATGCCATAACGAAGTGATCACTGGAAGCCTTGGAAGCAGAATACGGATTCTGAGGATCATATGGAGTCTGCTCAGTAAAGGCAGGATCATCTAATTTCAAAGCACCATAGACTTCATCAGTTGAGATATGATGAAATCCTTCAACTTCATGCTTTACTGAAGCATTTAGAAGATTGATTGTACCAATCACATTTGATGAAATAAATGGTGTGACATCTTTGATTGAATTGTCAACATGAGTCTCTGCAGCAAAGTGAAAGACACTCTTTGGTTTATACTTAGCGAATAGTTCATCTACTCGATTTTTCTCTGCAAGATCAACTCCTTTGACTTGATAGTCAAGTCCCTGAAGATTATCTGGATTTGCCGCGTATGTAAACATGTCTAAGATGATTACATTTTCAAGTCCCTTTGACTTCAGATAGTGACAAAAGTTACTTCCAATAAATCCTGCACCACCAGTAACAAAAATATTATCAGTCATTTTTTAATTCATACTTATCAAGAAGTTTTGGAGAGTATTGTTCAACAGATGCTACATCATTCTTTTTATCTCGTTTCTCTTTTTCCAAAGAATACACGCGATTCCTCAATTCAGTTGATGAATATTGGTGACGACGTTTATGAAAATGAAGTTCAATACCATTATCAATACAGTATTGCTTACCTGTAAATTCCTTATCTTTGTATTCCTCACTCAAAAATCTAATATTGATATTTTGAGTTTTGATCATGTTTAGCAAATCACCCTCAGTCTCATACACAAGAATTTCATCAACATACTTGCAACCTTGAACCTGAACATATCGTTCATACACAGATTGAGTTGGTTTGTTCTTGATGCCTGGTCGATCAATGGTGGGATCAACTTGAAGTGCAACAATCAGATAGTCACACAACTGCTTCTCCATTTTTAGCATAGTCACATGACCAGCATGAAACAAGTCAAAAGAACTACAATTAAATCCCACTTTCATTTTTTTCTACCCATTCACGAAATTGTTTTTTCCCCTCTTCAACTTTCCACCAGGGAGCATAGAGGGGACCTTGATAATCCTTCTTACCCGAAGGTGGAGTCTGGTTCGAGTGCGATGTAGTAAGTGAGGTCATGATTTTTACTTGTGAAACGAGAGAGAAGTTTTTGAGATACAACAACTTCATAAGTTCCAGGAAGAACTTTGATATTCTCTACCTTGAAGTTGAAACAGAAAGTGTTTTCAGTTTCTCCAACAACAATAGCAAAATCATTTGACGTGTCATTTTTCTTGTCACGCACAAGCAACTTAACAACACCTGCTTCACCAACAGCAGAAATGTCAGGGAGTTGATAGACAGCTGCTGCCTTGAGAAGTTTATCAAGTTGTTCAGTTCTGAGTTCAAAGCACACATCCTCACTAGGAAGATTGATTGCTTTCTCAGGAGGAGTGACAATTACATTCGGATCAGCAAAGAAATACTTTGATCTCATCTTGCCTTCACGAATGACAACGTAACCATCATTAGCAAAATCAAGTTCTGGTTTCTGATGAAGACTGAGACCATTCAGAAACTGATTGAGATCATAGATCCCAAAGTCTTTCATGAACTCTTCAGTAACAGTTGCCTCTGCAAGGATATTCTTCATCACACTGATGGTGCGAAGTTTGCTACCCTCTTTGAACAGAATCGACTGATTGATAGAAGAGAAGTTCTTCAGGACAGAAATAGTTTTATCAGAAAGTTTCATAGGGTTGCGGATTTTCATCACTGAGGGTAAGTTTCACGTTGTGCATTTTTGTCGTTGAAATGCATCAGAAGCACAGCATAATGCAAGATCTTCATAATGTCACGACGTGCAGTGCCTTTCTTATCATATCGAGAGGCATACTTGAGAATATTGCTGCGGCAGAAGGACTCGCCATCACCACATGCTTCAATCAGATCAAGTGTTTGAATTTTATCATCACCAGCAGAGTAATGCTGATTATATGTGCCAGTAATATATTCTTGCAGTTCTTTGAGGATTACATCCTCACTGTACTTGTATTTGTTGTTCTTTTCATCCATAGTTAGGTCAAAGGAAATAGTGTCATTGCCAACCAGAGAAAGATAATCACTGGATACTGGTTCAGCAGCTCCAAACGTAATACATCCATTATCGGCAGAAAACGAAATGTGATCATCTCCCAATCCACCGGGAAGACGAGTTCCAAAATTAATAGTGTCAGAAGACGCAGAACCAGGATTACCAATCAAACTGATTCCATCACTCTCCCAAAAATCTTGACTTGTGTCGCGTTGTTCATCCATGTTCAATTCATCGTATAGAAAGGACCAAGAGTTTCCCATATTATATCAGGACTGTGCCTCCTCGTCAATTGGCATCACAAAGTCAGCATCAACCTTATCATACAGTTCCAGGAATGCCTGCTTGGTTTCATCATCAAAACGATTGACACAGACTTGAATTGCTTTTGCCTTGTCTCCGAAGATGCTGTATGCCTTCACGATGTGGACCAAGCGGCGAGTAGAGATAATCTCCTCAATACCACCATCATAGAAGGTCTTGCGGATGATGTCTGCCCAATCAGAGAGGCGCTTGCAGAACTCTTCATCCTTACAAATCTTACTAAGAATCTTCTGCTCAACAGCAACAGTAGGATACTCCTGCTCAAAGGTCACAGGGAATCGCTCAAGGAATGCTTCGTTCAGAACGTTAGTGCCGATGAAGCGACCGTCGTCAGAACCTTTACCTTTGGTATTTGCAGTTGCGAATACTTGGAAACCATCTGCGGGTGCAACCCACTTACCGATCTTCTTGAGGAAAACACCTTTACCTTCAAGAATAGACTGAAGACAGAGGATTTTGTTAGATGCCAGATCAATCTCGTCAAGAAGCAGCACAGCGCCCCGTTGCAGTGCCTCAATGACGGGTCCGTTGTGCCAAACGGTCTCTCCGTTTACAAGACGGAATCCACCAATAAGGTCGTCCTCATCAGTCTC